GTCAATCAAGTCCTGGCTAAGTTACAGCCTCAAGCAAAGAAAAAAGTCTCCGAGCCTGTTGAACCTGCCCCTGCAGTGGTACTATGTCCCTGCAAGGTTCACACCTTGGAGATATCAATCAAACGAAAGGCAATCTGATGGAAACACTAAAGCAAGTATCACTGTCTTGGTTCCGCGCTGCAGCATCGGCTGCTATTGCGCTCTACCTTGCTGGTGAAACTAACATTAAAGTATTAGGGACTGCAGCACTGGCTGGTTTTCTTGGCCCTGTCCTTAAGTGGTTAGACCCATCTGCTAGCGAGTTTGGCAGAGGCGCTAAATAGCCCTTTAAAAGCCTTCTAAGGGCATTTTTAGGCACTTTGACCCCCTACCTGTGGTAATCCCATAGGATGGGGGTCTATTTTGTTTATATGCGGGAAAAATATTTATATGTTATTATTGTTTCACGGGAAACCGTGGGGCAGAAACTTCAGATGAAGGGGTGACGGCATAGCCTAATCCAACCCCCTCAACCCACCGTAATTTTTACGGGGGGAGGGGGGGCATATTCTTAGAATCAGGGGTTCAGGCATACAGTTAGGAAATTAAATGCGTGAATTATGGCAACGTTTTATTCGAAGTATTTTTGGGGAACCCTATTCACTTCAAGGGAACTGGTTAGAGGAAGAATGTCTAACCTGCGAAGAGTGGTGCGACTGTGATATCATTGAGGAATGAGCGAATTACCTAAACATATATCATATTCTTCCTTCAATACTTGGCAAGAATGCGGTTGGAAATACAACCTAACAAAAATACAAGGCGTACCCGAGAAACACGCAGTATGGTTTACGGGTGGGTCTGCTGTCCATAAAGCGACTGAACGTTTCGATAAGTTAGATTTGGGTAAAACCAATAATACTGATGAGTTATGGAACGATGTCTGGTTCAATCAGATTAAAGAAGATGAAGCACTTTACGGCGATATGAACTCTTGGGAGTTTCGTGGTCGTGAAGATATCTCTTGGTGGTATGGCGAAGGCATGTGGATGTTAGACCGCTGGGCAGACTTTATGCATCCTGACAAAGGTTGGAGTGTATACGAAGATTTTATTGAGAAACAATACGAGATTGCGCTGGGCGATACTACGGTCAAACTTGCCATTGACCGTGTATTGGTTGATTACGACGGGAATAGGGTACTCGTCGATATCAAGACTGGTGCGTCATCTCAGAGGCATCCCTTGCAACTAGCAGTTTACGCTTGGGCTCTAGACAAGCAGGGTATATCAGTTGATAAGGCTGGCTTCTGGGATGCACGCACTGGCAATATTGCTACTTGGAATCTTGAGCACCTACAACCTGATAAGGTTGAAAGCATATTCTTGGGATTTGATAAAGCACGTAAAGCTGAGATATTTCTACCTAACTTCAACAACTGTGGAAAGTGCGGTGTGCTATCATATTGCAAATGGATGAATGGAGTAAAGTCTAGTGCATATGATGGGCAATATGTTTGAAGCAATAAAAGTTTTAAAAGATAAACAAATAGTAAAGGAGAGATAATGGCTGGGGCAAATTTCCAAGTCAGCAGTAAACTAAATGACGGGAGAATCTTTGTAATCGGAGCAGATACATTTGTCGATTTTAAGAGTAACTTAGTCGAAGTGCTTGGTGTTAATGGAGCCGAGGGTGTAATTACTACAATGGCTACTTCTATCGAGGGAGCACCCGTTACGATAAAGCAGGCAGTTGATAACATAACTGCTGTTATGCCAGCGAGTGTTATTCCACAGACAACAACACCTAGCACCGTACCAACTGGTCGTACTTGTAAGCATGGTCCTATGGTTAAGAGACAAGGCACTAGCGCTAAGGGTCCTTGGAAAGCATATATGTGTTCAACTGCAAAGGGAACTCCTGACCAGTGCGAACCAATATTTTTGAAGCGCAATGATGTTGAATGGAGTACATTTTAACTAATGAGAACCCTTGCCCGTGCGGTTGGCAGCGCGGACATAGGTGGCGAACCACTTCCATCCGTGTTCCGAACTTTTGAAGCGCATAAGATTATACTTAGACGTGCTGAAGTGTCGATGATTGCTGGCACTCCTGGTGCTGGTAAGTCGACATTAGCACTAGCCATGGCTTTGCGCACCAAAGTCCCAACACTGTATGTAAGCGCCGACACAAACGCCCATACAATGGCTATGCGTTTACTGTCAATGATAACTGGCAAGACTCAGAGCGATGCAGAAGAAATGCTCGTCAAGGATGTTGCCGAATCAAGAAAGATAATAAATGATTCTTCAGGGCATATCTTCTGGTCATTTGAAGCAGCGCCTTCGCTTGCTGATGTTGACCAAGAAGTTCTTGCTTTTGAAGAGTTGTGGGGTTGCGCCCCTACTTTCATCGTTGTAGATAACCTTATGGATATCTCTAATGATGGTGGAGAAGAGTTTGCTGGTATGCGCTCCACAATAAAGGAATTGAAGTATCTCGCAAGGGATACCAATTCTGCTGTGCTTGTACTGCATCACACCAAAGAGTCGTATTCAGGTAATCCGTGCCAACCACGGAGCGCGCTTCAGGGGATGGTAGCGCAATTACCTGCCCTGATTTGCACGGTAGGTTCCAACGCGCCAGGATATATAGCCGTTGCGCCCGTAAAGAACCGATATGGCAAAGCAGACCCTTCGGGGGATACGGCTCATTGGTTGCAGTTTAATCCCGAGATTATGGATGTGTCTGATATACCTGACAGGTCTTAATGACTAAACCTATTGCAGAACTCAAACCGAGTTATGACAAGGCGATGGATATCCGTGGTAATCCAACTACGGTGTGCATCTGTGGGAGTTTCGTATGGAATCTCAAAGTTGTCTTCGCAGAAGACAACACTATAGGGATGTATTTTCTAGATATGGAGTGCGCTGACTGTGGAACGCAGGCTACCGCACCCATTGAGGAGTAAAGATGAAACTATCGACAGTATCAACAATATCCGCGATTGCAATATTTGTGGCAACCTTGCCCCACGGTGTGGGTGCGTGGCTCATTAAAGCGACTCATTTGAAACCAATTATGGTTTCATTAGGAAAAACAGAAACTGTTTTACCAAGTCCTAAAATGTTAGCCCAATCAATCGCAAAACAAAAAGTTAATAAAATGTTTGGTAAGAATGCACGACAGGAATGGAGTGCGCTTGCCAAGTTGTGGGGTAAAGAATCTGCTTGGAACTGGAAAGCCAAGAATCCCCACTCGAGCGCTTATGGTATTGCCCAAGTATTGGGTACACCAAAAAACTCAACAATTGAATATCAAGTTTCTAAAGGACTCAAGTATATCGTCCATCGCTATGGTACTCCAACTATTGCGTGGTCTCATTGGCAGTCTAACGGCTGGTACTAATGTCTAGCAAATCCAAAATCAAGGGCTCTCAAGCAGAGAGAGATGTAGTTAAATATCTCCAACAGTGGTTCCCGTATGCAGAAAGACGGCTTGCGGGAGCCACTCTGGACAAGGGTGATATCTCAGGCATCAATGGTGTCTGTATTGAAATTAAAAACCACGCAAAGTTAGACCTTGCTGGTTGGTTAACAGAATTAGAAGTTGAAACAAAGAACTCAAAGGCTTGGACAGGGACAGTAATTCATAAACGCAAAGGCAAGGGAGACCCTGCTGAATGGTATGCTACAATGCCTGTAGCAGTGTGGGTAGGATTACTTAGGAAGGCTATTGGATGAACTTAGATGAATTATGGGATGCGTCGGCTAACGACTCAAGTTGGGTTGAAATACTTGCTAAGGCGATACTTCTTGATAAAGTTTTTATTGAAAATGGACAAATTAAAGTAAAGGCTTTTACAGAAAATGACTGAAAAACCTGATATATCAGTGATTTTAGAGCATTATGGAGCAACCATACCAACTCGTCGTGGGTGGTTCTCTATTAAGTGTCCGTTCCACGATGATAGACATAACTCTGCAACAGTTAATCTTGACGAGAATGTTTTCTGTTGTTTTGCTTGCCAAACAAAAGGTGATGGTTATGCTATAATTATGCAAAAGGAAGGGGTCAAGTTTCGTGAAGCAATCAGCATCACAGAGGGAATCTTTAACAAAAGCGGCAAAGTATTACCACAGCGCACTGCCAGAAGCAGAGGAATACCTCGCAGAACGCGGCATAACAATGGAAGCAGCAATCAAAGCACGCTTGGGCGTCGTCTTAGACCCGCTGACAGGATATGAAGCGTATACGAATAGGCTCTGCATCCCTTACATCACAAAGTCTGGTGTTATTGACTTGCGTTTCAGGAGTCTCGGACACGAAGAGCCCAAGTATATGGGAATGGCTGGGGCTACGACACACTTGTATAATGTGGGAGCGCTTTTCCGTGCATCGTCATACATATGTATATGTGAGGGCGAAATCGACACCATTACTTTGGACTTGGTTTGTAACATTCCGTCAGTTGGTGTCCCTGGCGTCAATAATTGGAAGAAACATTACAATAGGCTCTTGGCTGACTTCGAAAAGGTTTTCCTCTTCGCGGACGGAGACAATGCAGGCTATGATTTCGGTAAGTCCCTTTCTCGAGAACTGTCCAACTTTATCGTCATACAAGCGCCAGAAGGCGAAGATGTTAATTCGCTCTATCGGACTCATGGAGCAGACTACTTCAAAGAAAAAATAGCAGGTGCTCAGTAATGTTATTACCTAATGACAAAGGTTTATACCAATGTGAAGACTGCGACTACGCAGGTCGTGATATCTTCAGGTATCTTGAGCATTGCGGTATTCAGTACTCTTGGATGTTACCATTAGGAGAAGACTGTACCTTTAACTTCTTTGGATTCCTCAGAGAGTTACATAACGTTTTGTTATTTAGCAATGGCATTAGAGAGGCTATGGAACTTATCCAAAGTACGACTCTGCTTATGGTAAACTCGTCTGAGGGAACTCTTGAAGAGTTCCTAGAAGAGGTAACTATTCAATCCAATATGGAAGATTTGATAGAGGAATTGGAGGAAGAACTTGACAAAAAAGAATGACCCCTTGGAAGAACGTCCTTCTAAGTTTGAGTTAGATGTCTATGATGTCTTTGCTGAACTAGAAACTTTGCTTCTTTCCAAACATAAAGATTACGGGCCAAGGAATATCTCAGATAGTCCAGGTGGTCCAGTCAATGGGCTTCGTGTAAGAATGCACGATAAATTAGCTCGTATAAATAATCTTGTGGATTCTAAAAAAAATCCACAACACGAATCTCTTGAGGATTCGTTTAAAGATATGGCAAACTATGCAATCATTGGATTGCTTGTATTGAGAGGAAAATGGGACAAATGAAAAGATTTGGACCTTACAAAGGAAGCAAACAAAACGGAGGTAGACCTATCTATGTTTTCAAACGCAAGAAAAAAGACGGTACAACTGTTACTACTTCTTCTAACAAAGCCCGTGTTGATTACGAAGACAGTATTGGAAAGTCTCTTCCGCGCAATAAAGAAGTAGACCACAAAAACAACAAGGGACGCGCTGGTGATGACCGCAAAGCTAATCTTCGCGTAGTATCTAAAAGCAAAAATGTTGCTATGGAAAATAAACGTCGCGCTAAGAAAAAAGTCTTGCCTAAACGAAAGAAAAAAAAGTGAGCAAACTTAAACGAGTTGTAGTTATCTCGGATATCCAAGCACCTAGCCACGATGCTAGAGCGATTACCGCGTTAACCGATTTTGTTTATAACTTTGAACCCGATGAACTTTACTGTGTGGGTGATGAAGCAGACAGCCCTGAACCATCTCGATGGAATAAAGGTAGAGCAGCAGAGTATGCTAAGACTTTGCAATCAGGTCTTGACAAAACTTCTGATATTATGGAACGTTTTAAAGATGCATTAGGGGATAAACCATTTCACGTTATGAGGAGTAATCACGGTGACAGAATCGGAAACTACATTGATAAATACGCCCCTGCGCTTGCTGGGCTCCGCGCTTTGGAATATGAGGAATTGCTCAGATACCACGAACTTGATATTAAATATCACGATAAAATCTGGCAGTTTGCCCCAGGATGGGCTCTTGCCCATGGAGATGAAGGGAGTCTTATACAAACTGCAGGGGGAACTGCGCTTAACATTGCAAGACGTATCGGATTATCTGTCATATGTGGACACACTCACAGGCAGGGCATCCAACATTATCACGTCGGTTACAACGGAAAAATCAGTTCAAGGCTCTTCGGAGTCGAAGTAGGGCACTTGATGGATTTAAACAAAGCAGATTATCTGAGCACTGGTGCTGCTAATTGGCAACAAGGATTTACTGTTTTGTATATTCGTCGTAGCAATGTGGTTCCTGTAAACGTTCCTATTATTGGTCGTTCTTTTACAGTAGAGGGAGAAGTGTACGAGTGGTGATAGAAAAATACGAGAATCTTGTGGCTCACCTTAGTTACGAATTTGCTCGTAAATTTCGCATGTTAGATGTCGGCGATATTCGCCAAGAATTGTGGGTATGGTTTTTAGAACATCCCAACAAAATTAAAACTTGGGAAAAATTAGATGATAAACAAAGTATAAAATTAATTGCTCGTTCTTTGCGTAATGCTGCTAAAGATTATTGTCAAAAAGAAAAAGCTAAAATTGTAGGGTACAAAGTAGAAGATAATTATTATTACGATAAAAGCATTTTAGAATTACTACTTCCTGCTGTATTGCGTGGGCATTCGGCCACCCCAACGCTGAACGATATTAACTTTACGTCTAACAAGAAAATTGTTTCTGAAGGAAACAACTGGTTTGCTATGATTGCGGACGTCGAGAATGCCATCAAAAAAATGTCGGACGAACAATTTGAAGTAATTTATTGTAGATTTGGAGACGGTGTTGATAACGCTAAGCTTGCCGAAGAGTTAGAAATATCTGAAGACGCTGCTCGTATGCGCGTTAATCGCGCTATGAATAGTTTATTAAATATATTAGGTGGTAGCAGACCACGCAAAGAACGCGACTATGAGGAGGACGAAAATGGAACAGACTCCGTTGAAAGAGATGTTGGAGACTTTGGAGAGCAAGTTGAAGGACCAGAGTTGGACTGAAAAAGAAGATGCAGAGTTTATTAAAGTATTAGATGACTTGGCCAAAACAGTTCACAACCTTGCAATAAAAACATATATTATGGCTGAGTTAATCGACACCTTCTACGAAGGTATTGTTGAATTGTTTAACGAAGGTAACGATGCGGCAAGGTCTGTCCCAGAAAACGGCAATGTCTATCTTAAGTCCAACACAAACCTTTCGTGAAGTGCGCGTCTTGTGGGTGGGAAGCGCACAAGCGCGAACTAGGACAGGAATTATTGGCTAGGGAACTACATCAGTACTGTAAAGGGTGCGAGTGTGAAGGCATTAAAAAGCCCCTACCGCCGAAGCGGTAAGGGCTTAGTGTACGATTATCGTACAGTTAGGTTACATTAACCCATTTCATAGCCGTTTGTAAGAGATTATCATAACTCCCCGACATTGACTCAGACTGATATTTTTCAATATCAGATTCAGGCGCGCCCCCCTTTTGGAGGGCGCTTGTAATTTTTGCCATTATGGCAAACGCATTACCATCTTCCCCCGTCAGTTTAACGGAGATTTTTTCGTATATTGCCATGGTATTCTTTCTGTACGATTATCGTACACTAGGGTTATATTGCTACTAACAGTAGGAGTCCAAAGATTCCAGATACTCCGTAAAGTATCCAGAATATAAGTGCTAATTGTTCTCCTACGCTTTCGTAAGGAAAGTACTCATCATCATTGTTAATCAAATGATACCTCCTCATCTAGCGGTCCTTTCGGCACTCTAGTATCGTAAGTGTCCATCATAAAGATGGGCGTGATACCGAGTGTGTTTTGTATTATTCTACGCTCTTGGTAGTCCATACCTCCCCAAATGCCAGCCAAACCTGAGTAGGCAAGAGCGTAATTTCGGCACTCCATGAGAGCAAGACAATCTTCGCAGATTTTTCTAGCCTTCATCGCGTCTGGAGTGCGCGACCACTTAGTAGAAGTTCCTGAGACTTCCTCAGGAAACCACCACTCTGCTGGATATTCAGCGCATAACGCTTTCTCTTTGAATACAGGTATATGATTATCTATCATCATCACCCACATCAAGTGTACGATAATCGTACACTCCTAACTTAGAGAACGCACACGCTGAACAGTACGAATAAGCACTATCATCATAGCGTGGGACAACTAGAGCCACGCCACATTTATAGCACTCCCTTTCGTTGTATGTTGTTGTCATTTATCTCTTTCTCTAACGGGAGTTGTCCCGCTAGGGTGCGATACTCAATGGCTTTGAGCATCAGAGCAGAACTATCGATGATTCTGCCCTCCGCTAGCGCCTTATCAGCACTAGCGGAAAACATTTCGGCTCGCTTACTGTAATAGAAAGGAGTCGGTGGTACAGGCTTCCATGGTTTTTTACCCACGATTAAAAGTCGGCGCGTACACAGGTTCGATAGCGACAGGAATTGTCATCATCTCTACCCACGCATTTGCCGCCTCCACGCTAGGAAACAAGCCATAACTGAGGTTGCCCTCTTTGGCTCGCACTATGAAGCCATTAACTAGCATACCATTTAACATTTTAATACCACCCCCATGCTCCTATTCCAGTTTCAGGATTTTTGATGAACCTTGACTTGATTGGAGGAGCTGTACGATAATCGTACGACCCTCGATAGCATAGGCAGTCATTCTTGTGCGCATTACAGTCATAACAAGTACCGCAAGTACCGCAGAAAGAAGTATTACCTTTTTTCAATGCTTCCCAATACTCTTGTACTGAGTCGCAAGTGTAGCACTCAAGGAAGCAAGTATCAGGGTCATCAACAGGAATACCCTTCTCCACATCTTTGGTGTCGTGTAAATAGTGGGACATATATTTGCTGTAAGAATACGGATAAGTATAATCTAGATAGCAAGTATCGTTAGACCACCACACGCCACTCTTATCGAAGTGTCCCTTCTCTTCGTGTAATAGATAGAGTTCGTGCTTTGCTCTCGGGTCTACTGTTAGAAAAGCAACCTTAGAGCCTGTGGTAAAATCCTCAAGCATGTTCCATACTTGCGAATTGTCTAGGGCTACAACACCGCCAATGGCAGGCATCAAGTCCTCAGCAAATATACGAGTATCGCTCCTATCATCTTTGTTAGATTCCAAGATAGGTAAGATACCATTGTGAGCAAGGTATGTCTTATCATCAACAACCTTGAAAGGGTGGCAGTTGTCTAGATTATTTGCTCCATGCGTAGCATATCTAGCATGGAATATAGCGTGTGCTTCAGGGTATAAGGCTCTATCAAATAGAAACCTAGCGATACACTCATCAGCGTTCATAGAGGTAAAGACTTGTATTCTTTCCTCTTTCGGTATAGCGATAGCATAACCGAATCCGTGTGGATTATTTAAGCAAGAGTTCTCCAGCATATCCTTATCAGGGATAACATTAGGAGGAACTACGCATAGCATACACATTGTTCATATCCTTTCTGTACGATTATCGTACACTATTCGTCTAGGAACTCTCGGTCAAAGGTTCTGACCATTAGAGAGGTTAAGTTGGGGTATTGCTCTGAGTGTGTATAGACATAACTTGAATACGCTAACCAAGTTAAGGCTGTGGGTTTAACTTTGCCTGCGCTGAGTGGAATAGTATTCCCGCTAACCTTGAGGTCGCGTGTGTACTCAACGGCAGAGTGTACGAACTCTAGACACGCTAACACGCGCTCAGGTGCTAAAGAGCCCTTGAATACGCGCACTTCTAGAGTGTTATCGTTTTCGGTATTGACCGCAGCGTGTCTGCCACCGCTAGTTTCACCACGCCTGACTTTACGAGTCAGCCTTCCCTTATCTGCGAAGTTGGCATAGTCCTCACTATACCGACCAGCAAGTCGGCAGACTTGCCTATCATTGTCGTAGATAAGTTTGATGAACTTGAGTTCGTGTGTCTGCCTTGTTCTGTAATACTTCTGCCTTTCAGCATAGGTCATATCATCAGCCCATGGGTCATAGGGTTGCCCTGTACGACTCTCGTACACAGGACCGAAAGCATTGCGTGATACATGGATATGAATACCGCAAGTGCTGGTATCCCAAGAGCGCAGACCGATATTGCGCAAGCGCGCAAAAGATGACCAGTTGAACTCCTTGCGGAAGGCTTCGAGTGAGTGAGGGTGCGACACTATCTCAAAACCATTGTTAAGTGAGCCGTCATATTTGAGATATACCCTTTCGCCTAATGACTCTTGTACGACACTAGCGTTGTACTCTCTATCTCCTCTGACCGATTCGACTTCGAGTTCCAGCCCGAAAAATAAACGCTCTTTCGGGTTATAGTTCTTTCCGTAGAAAATTGGGCGTGGCTTGTAGGAATAATCAAGAATAATTGATTCATCATTATTGCTACAATCGTGGTAGTCCTCCGTCCAATATCGAGTTTCACACTCCTCACACCAAGCGGTGTTGTCATCATAACAACTTTCACAATAATCCCTATGGTGGAAGTTGAATCTGTATCTAGTGAGGTGGTAGGAATCGCAACCATCACACTTGAAGTAATCGTCTTGGAAGTTATGTCCTCTCTCTGTCATTTCACTTGCTAGGCATAGCCGACATAGGCTATTAGCCATGCCAGCCAAGTAAAATGTTTCCTCTCTTGAAGTGTTGGTAAGCACTCTATTACAACACTCAGTAGTATGGGTACAACGGCTGTGTACGATAATCGTACACTCATCATCGAGAGATGTTTGAGCCGACACAGCAAAGTATGGATTGTTCATACCTGTGCTGGGCGGTGGTAAACTGGACTCGTCAAGCAGGGGTCTTTCGCAGGCTTCGCAATTTGATGTTTGATACGGAGCGCAGGTAATAAACTGGTTAAACTGCTCCGATACCATATCTATATCAGTTCTCATTTCCTCTGGTACTGAACCATACTCAATGGTATATCTGATATTTGTGCGCTCACAAGAAAAGCAACCAGCGTATTGCCTAGTTCTTGAGTTGCCTGTCCACTCAAGAAGGGGCATAGTGTGTGCCAGCGAGTGAGTGTATAGGACACTAGGCTCACGGCAGTAGGGGCAAACCCCTGTTCCAAGTAATGCTACCGAAGCGGTGCTTGGCATTTTATATCCTCTCTGTACGATTCTCGTACAGTTTAACTTCGTTGTATAGTTCGATGGCTTGTTCTCGCCACTCATCACGCTGGCGTGTTAGTCGAGCGTTAGCGCGGAAGGTTGTGAATACAAGAAACATCAAACCTAGCAACGCTATGATAATTGCGAATATATCATATTGAGTTAGATACACGATTTCTCCTTTCCACATATATCACAGGGGCAGGGTTGCTCTTCTGGTAAAGCGTACGAAGTGTAATCCACATCTTCGCAGGGTAATACCCACGCTGATACTTCAACGCGGTAGTCTTGATTCACATACTTTCTGGAATAGACCGCGCCCCAGAGTTGTAGGCGTGATTCAATATCGCATACCTGTATGCGGTCAATGCTTCTTAGGTTTAAGTTATTATCCTCTATCTTGAACATAATCGGTGTATCGCAGCGATACCTTTGGCTTTCATCAACTACGCCTAGTTGAGTCATTGCCTTCTCCTTTCGGTTGTAGGTGTACGATAATCGTACAGAGGGTGCTGTACTGGGATAAAGGTCAGCACAGCACCACTCCCCACAGGAAATACATAAAACCTGCGGTAAGCATATTATCCCATAGTGGGGGGGCTAAGTCAACTCCCAATAGGTGTAGTTATGGGCAACTCGGCTATCTCTATACCACCACCAACACAAACCTTTCGGCTAGGTATCGTAGTTATGATAAGTGCCGCACGATTCTCGTACACAGCAACGCGGCTATATCTATCACCCACCCCAACACAAACTTTTTTTGCGCGCGCTCGCGCGCTGTACGATAATCGTACGCGCGACCTTCCAGACATGGCGAAGCGCCCGACCCCCGAGAGGGTCGAGCGCCTTGCGCTTGGAACTTACGCGCTTACAGGGTGTTTAACCGCAACCGCGCGAGAGTTGGCGGTCATCGCCTTCAAGACCTTAGCCAGTTCCTCGGCTTTATCGAAGTCTTTGATTAACGCCTCATCTCCCGAGAGAGCGCGGAACGCAGTAAGCGCAATTAATACCACGCCGTCAGCAGTAGCGAGCGCCGCTTTCAAGTCAGCGAGGCTTGGGTCATTGCTTGAGCCATTTTCAGGCTTGGGCATTTTCTCAACCTTCTTTGAAAGTTCACTAAAAGACTTTACGCCTTTAATGACTTCAGCGAAGCCATCGCGCCCGCCCGCTTTGCGTGTTGCTTGAATCGTAAGGTTCAGAACTGCTTTGAGGGTCTGAGCCTTACCGCCTTCCAAGTCCTCGACCTTGAAAGCGTCCTCGAAGTACTGCGACCAACTGGAACGCAGGGTTGGAGCATTGCCGAAAGTGTCCTCGACTTTCTTAATCGTAGCCTTCAGACCACGAACAGAGATTGAACCACCTTCGACCATCTTGCGAGCCTTAGCCCACCAAGCCTTCTCGAGATTAACATTGAAGGAAGCGGAGAGTTCACGCACTAACTCATCGTTGATGTCGTGTGAAGCCTTAACTGCCTTGCTTTCTTTCTTTGACATTGTTCTTTATCCTAACTTTGCTATTGAGTGGCGGAATTGCCACTAACAGAATTGTCCCATAATTCAGACCTAGAGTCAAATCACCGCGCTAGGCGTACGATAATCGTACAGCCCCACGCTCAGGCTCAACCCCTCGCGCAGACCCTCGCCCCACACAAACCGACCCTTAATCGGTGGAATCGGCTTTAAAAACGCGCTCGCTCGCTTCGCTCGCTCGCAACTCCGATAGTCCTACTCCACAAAGCCTTACCTATCGGAAAGCAAAAGCCTTACGTGGTCGCTAGCGCGACCCCAATGCTTTAAACGGCGGAGCCGTTGGTATACACTCTCCGCAAATAATATTTTTCCAGTATTTGGGGGCATACAATTGTCCGTATTGTACCTATAATTATAACAATTTGATAACAAAACGTTCGTTTTTGATATTTGAACGGGTTAGTATATATGTAAGGATAAACGAACGGAAGTCCCTAGTGAGTTTATCCTTCCCGCTCGGCAGCCTATGGGGCTGCCTCGCAAGGGGGTAGCGAAGCGCCTGAAGGCGCTGAGCGAAGGGGGATTTTATAACGGAGGTTTTATATGGCTGCTAAGGGTGGTCAAGAGCACCACAATGTGGCCAAACTCCGAGAGGCTAAGGCCAAGGTATTAGATTTTGTCCGTCAAGGGTTAGACCTTCAAGATGCGATTGCTCGCTCTGGTAGGAAGCCTGACGTGATGAAAGACTGGCGCAAAGATGCCCAATTTATGCGTAATTTGGAAGCAGCCAGAATAGAAGGCGAGCGCACCCTCAGCATTGTCACGGGGGATGCAAAGTTTAAGATAGGCTTTGAGGAGTTCTCATCTGAGTTTTTAGACTCCCCTATCTTCCCCCATCACAGGTCCTGGATAGATGTCCTTGAGGGGCGCGAGCCGTCCTACCTACACCCAGCGATGACCTATGAGCTAGCCAGCCCTAAGAGATTACTGGTAAATGTACCCCCTGAACATGCCAAGTCAACAGTCATCACGGTTAACTACTGCGTCTATCGAATTGCGATGGACCCGAATATCAAGATTACGATTGTCTCTAAAACTCAAGAACGCGCTAAAGAGTATCTCTACTCCATCAAGCAGCGGTTGAGCCACGAACGCTGGTCAAAACTACAGGCTGTCTATGGCAGTAGTGGGGGATGGAAAGAAGATGCGGATACTTGGAAGGCTGACAGGATTTATCTCAGCCGCGACTCGACGGAAAAAGACCCGACAGTACAAGCCCTTGGTATTGGTGGACAAATTACAGGAGCACGCTCAAATCTCGTTATCCTTGATGACGTTGTTACGACATCCAACGCACACGAATGGGAGAAACAACTCCTCTGGCTCCAGCGAGACGTAGTAACCCGTCTTGGTGATTCTGGTAAACTGCTCATTGTAGGAACCCGTATAGCCTCTAACGACCTATATCGAGAGATTCGCAATGGCGACCACTGGACAAGCGGTAAGACCCCTTTCACATATTTCTCTATGCCAGCGGTTCTAGAGTTAGATGAAGACCCTGAGAACTGGGTTACTCTATGGCCTAAAAGCCACATCCCTTGGGAAGGCTCGGATGAAAATATTCAACCTGATGAGAATGGTCTCTATCCTAAATGGGATGGACCAGCACTCTTTCGCAGACGTTCCGAAGTTAGCCCGTCGGCCTGGGCGCTTGTGTACCAACAGCAAGATGTCCAAGAGGACTCTATATTTTCCCCTATATGTGTGCAAGGAGCAATTAACAGACTTCGAAGAAGAGGACCTTTAAAACCTGGCTTTAACGGACATCCTAAAGAGTACGGGTCTTGGTATACAATAATGGGACTAGACCCTGCCATGACAGGCAATACTGCTGCTGTTATGCTCACGGTAGACCGTAACACCCGCAAAAGATATGTGCTTGATTGCGTCAACATGTCAGACCCAACGCCTCAAAAGATTCGTCAGTTGATTGAGGATTGGACCAAACTATATCATCCACAAGAATTACGTATCGAAATCAACGCACACCAGAAGGCGTACGCCCTAGACGATGACCTGCGTTCTTACTTGGCTTCTAACGGAGTCAGATTCTCTAGCCAGTTTACTGGTAAGAACAAATGGGATACCGCATTCGGCGTAGCGGCCATGAGTGGACTATTCGGAACCATGCGAAACAATCTACATCAAAAAGATAACTTAATAGAATTACCGTCACAGGATAACTCTGAAGGTATCAAGGCTTTAATCCAACAACTTATAACCTGGACCCCTGATACTAAGGGTAAAACCGACTGTGTGATGGCTCTTTGGTTTTGTGAATTACGTGCCAGAGAAATGATAAGTAATGCTAGTATCAACCAAAGTCACATCTCAAACAGGTGGGCTACAAGAAGGCAACTAGATAACCGTTACACAGTTAATGTGAACGATTACGAGTTGTCTATATACGAATAGGACTGTAATGGAATTTGATATCCAATCTATAGCGCGGCGCGTCGACAATATTAAGATGCGTAACTCTAGCCGCGATGCGCGTATGTCGGATATTCTTGCTGTGCGCAAGGGAGACATAAGTCGAATCTATCCAGATTTGTTCCCTGAGGGCATAGATAAATCTATGGTTGCAAACTTTGTGGATGTTGCTGCACGTGACTTGGCTGAGGTATTAGCGCCATTACCTTCTTTTAATTGCTCTACTACTAACGTTAACAATGATAAAGCCAGAGTATTTGCTGACAAGCGTACGATGATTGCAAATAATTACATTTATTATTCGCGTTTTCAGTCTCAAATGTATTCGGGCGCTGATTGGTATTTTACTTATGGATTTTTGCCAATTCACATTGAACCAGACTTTGAGGCAGAGTTACCACGTATTCGCATAGAAGACCCTATGGGTGTCTACCCAGAGTTTGATAGATTTGGTAGATGCGTAGCATACGCAAAGCGTTATTATAAAACAATTGGCGAACTTGCAGTAGAGTATCCTGAGTACGCATCGTATTTGCTCGGACGTGATGGATTTAATCAAGATACAAATTCGATGACTGAGATGATTCGTTATGCAGACAAAGACATTACTGTTCTGTATTTGCCTAATAAAAATAATTTAATTTTAAATGCAGTTCCTAATCCTCTTGGCAAGATGACTGTTTACATTGCAAAACGTCCTACAATTGACGATGAAATGCGTGGGCAATTTGACGATGTGCTTTATGTACAACTTGCTCGCGCTCGTTTTGCTAATCTTGCTATGGAAGCAGCAGAGAAGTCAATCCAAGCACCGTTGGTTGTTCCTTCTGATGTTATCGACCTTCCTATGGGTCCAGATTCTATTATTCGCACCTCTAACCCAGCAGGTGTTGGTAGGGTAAGATTAGATTTGCCACCAGCAGCTTTGCAAGAACAAGCAGCGTTACAGGCAGAATTACGTCTAGGTGCTCGTTATCCTGAAGGTAGAACTGGTAATATTGATGCTAGTATCATTACTGGGCAAGGCGTACAGGCGCTGCTTGGAGCTTTTGATTCACAGATTAAAGCAGGACAGACCATTCTTGGCGAAACGCTAGAGGATGTCTTAAAAACATGTTTCGAAATGGACGAAATCCTTTTCGATAAAGAAAAGAATGTCAGAGGTACAGCACAGGGTACTCCGTACGAGTTAAAGTACACACCAAGCAAAGACATTAAAGGTAACTTTTCTATTGAAGTGCGTTACGGTTTAATGGCAGGACTTGACCCATCGCGCGCTCTGATTTTCTCTCTTCAAGCACTTGGCGCTGATTTAGTGTCTAAGGACTTTATACGACGTGAATTGCCATGGAACGTTAATGTTTCTATGGAAGAACAACGTATTGAAATAGAAAAAATGCGTAGTAATCTAGCTGCTGCCGTAACAGCAACAGCTCAAGCGATTCCCGCTATGGCTACTCAAGGCCAAGACCCATCTACGTTAATTCAAAAAATTGCTGACGTTATTGAACGTCGTCGCAAAGGGGACACTATAGAGGCTGCTGCACTGGCTGTATTTACACCGCAACCTGCGCCCGAACAGCCTATGCAGGAAAAGATGGTTCCGCCAGGTACACAGGTCCCAGTTGAGACGCCTACGTCCCCAGTCGCTCCTGGCGCCTCTGGCGGAACCCCTACTGCTCCTACTGACCTAGCAAGTATTTTGGCTGGATTAGCAGGTTAATATGGCTACTAAGAAGAAGCCAGTTAAAAAAGTCGTCAAGAAAATGACACGACGACCTAGGACAGTAAAAGACCCAATTCTAACTAAGTTAGATTTTTGGGCTATTGCAACTAAAGAAGTTTATGATGCACTACGCAAAGCAGGCATGGACGAATCTACTGCTTTAGCGTTTGCTATGGATAGGTCAAGTTATCCTAACTGGATAATTGACCCAACCGACCCGATTAAAAACCCACTGGATGATTTCGACGAAGATGAGGACTAAACTATGTCAATGCAAGATGTTCCTGGCGGTCCTGGAGTATATGCTCGTCGTGAAGATTTAGGTAACGTAAAAAAGATTCAGCGCGAAGGAAAAAACATTGCTGAGGCTTCTGGTGGTACTTACGGAGAACGTAAGCAGTTAAATGAATTATCACAAGGCGCTATCACTAAAGTAGCAGAACCTGCTCCCGCTAATCCTATTGCTTCCTCTTTGCCTCCTGTTAATTTAATGGCACCAGGCGAAGAAGGAGTGCCGCTTTCTGATGGCGCTGCTGGTGGTCCTGGCCGTGACCGTTCTGCTTTGATGACACCTGTTGATGACTTTAATCAGGGTGAAATACTGGCTCGTGCTATGTATCTTGCTAATCCAACTCCACAACTTGCTAGAATTGTAGAAGCGTATAACGAAGAAAAACGGGGCTAAGTAGTGGCTGAATTAAAACAACCTACTCTAGGTCCTGCTGCTCAGGCTGTCTATAACAATAGCCAGGATTCTTTGCGCCGCAGAATTGCTATTCAAATGAATACTCTGCAACCAGCAATGTATACTAACTTTGAACAAATAGTTAATAAATATCCTGGTATGAGCAAAGACCTAGTTATGGCTATGGTCAGCCAAGGACTTACGGTTAATACGCCTGGAATTGGCAAGATTGTATCTATGGATGGCATATCGCAACTTAAAAATGATGCTTTAAACTTAGATAAAATCAAATCTACTGTTAAAAAAGACCGTGGTTTTCTTGGTGCTATCGGAGATACGTTTCGTAATGCTATTTATGACCCATTTAAAGGCGCTACTCGCCTAACTTTTGCTGCATTACGTCATCCTTATGATAGTCTTACGGCTGCAGTACGTGATATTTCAACTGGAAAGATGCCAAAGCCTCTTTATGGTAAAGAAACACAACTTGGAGCGTTACTTGCTGACACATTTGGCGGTAAACCAGGCGTAGATACGGGCTCTGGGTTCTTTATCAACCCTGAAAGCCGTGTTGGCAAAGACCAAGCCAAGGCTATGAGTGCTTATGGCAAAGTTTTTGGTGAATCTTTTACTATTGGACGCTTTGCTGCTAAATCAGTAGGCGCAACTCCTGACCAGACTGCATATAGAGTGATGTCGGGGCTTATTGATGCTACTTTAAACTTAGCAGCAGACCCTACAACCTATCTTGCTTTTGGTGCACTAGGTAAAGGTGCTAGACAAACCAAAAAAGTTCGTGAAATGGTTAAAGAGGCTGAGCCTTTTAATCAACCAAAGGCTAAGCGTTTAGAAGATTTAGATGCTGCGATTACTGGTTTAGAGCGTAAGCGTTATGATTTAGTAAAGAAAAATGCTAAACGAGTCGAAGATAGAGTTTTAAAGAAAGAACGTAAACTTCTCGAAGTTGAACAACA